CGTGTTCAAGGTGTGGACTCTGAGAAGATTGATGTAGCTCAACTTGAAGCATATTCAGTCCTTAATAAGGTCATGCTAGAAGCACAGAAGGCAGCTGAGAAACGGCTGCAAAGTGATAACCCGGATATGTGGGAAGCCATCAACCTCAGTATTCGTAATAAGAATCTATTAAAGCAAGGTCGGGTAGATGATGCTCGGCGTGCTGCTGATCGTAGGCAACAGATTCAACAATTAACAGAAATGTACCGATAGAGGTATAACGAATCAATGGCAATTACTCAGAATACATACACAGGGAACGGGTCAACCGTTCTCTTTTCTTTTACTTTTCCATATCTAGAGACTACCGATATCAAGGTTACTCTTGACGGTACAATTACAACTGCATATACACTTGCCAACGCTACAACGATTGAATTCAATACTGCTCCTGCTAATGGAGCTGCTATTCGGATTTATCGTGTAACTGATGACGCAGCTCTAGCTGCTCAGTTCTATCCGGGTTCTGCTATCCGCTCTCAGGATCTGAATGACAACTTTACTCAGAACTTATATGTAACGCAGGAGTCAAATCGTGAAGCAGCTACGGCTATCAGCACTGCAGAGGGTGCGGTAACTACTGCAGAGGGTGCTGTTACCACTGCCAATGCTGCGACTGCAACGGCTAATACTGCACTTAGCACCGCTAACACTGCTGACACTAATGCCTCTACTGCAGTAGCTACGGCAAACACTGCTAGTAGTAACGCTAGTACTGCTGTGTCTACTGCTAACAGTGCCGCTAGTGATGCTGCAACTGCACTTTCTACAGCCAACAGCGCTGCTGCTGACGCTGCTACTGCTATCAGTACAGCCAACGGAGCAGTAACGACGGCTAACAGTGCTGCTGCTGATGCGGCGACTGCTATCAGTACAGCTAACACCGCTTCGTCTAATGCATCTGCTGCTGTATCTACAGCCAATACTGCATCGACTAATGCAACTACTGCAGTATCAACTGCTAACTCTGCGGTAACTACGGCTAATACTGCTGTGACAACTGCAAACGGTGCAGTGACTACTGCAAACGCTGCAGATGACAAAGCAGATCAAGCTATTGCTGCAGTTGCTAACGCTCTACTCTTTACTATTGTTGCTAACGTTGCTGCAATCCCTGGTACACCTGCTGATGGAGACGCCGTAGAGGTTTCAGATTCGACAGGTATTGAGGGTTTCACTCCACTCAATGGTTTGCCAAGTGGTTTTGTAGGAGATAGTGGTCTTGGTGTTCGTATCATTTATGATGCAGGAAATACCACTTGGAATTGGCTTCAATACTTCCCGCAAGATCCTGATAATAGATACGCTGGTCCTAATACTGCTGCTGGTACTGTATCTGCACCAAGTATTTCCTTTGGTCCTACTGATACTAATACTGGCATCTTCAGTCCTGGTGCTGATGAGCTTGCATTGGTTACTGGTGGCGTTGCACGAGTAACAGTTGATAGTGCTGGCAATGTGTCTATTCCAAGCATATCGCTTACTAATGTACAGCTACCTTCTGGTACAGGTACTGTAGGTCAACTACTAAGCACTGATGGTTCTGGAAACCTTAGCTGGGCAGATGATGTTGGCGTTTTAGTCACTGATGGTGGCAACTTTGATAACGGAACAAGCACTGTATCTACTTCGCAAACTCTTGATGGAGGACAATTTTAATGACTACACCTGCAACTCGTACCCCTATTCGTATTGCACGGGGTACTTATGCTAATCTAAATGCAAGCATCACTGACCTCCTTGAAGGTGAGATCTGCTATGCCACAGATCAGAATATATTCTATGTAAAGGAAAGTGGTGTCCTTACGGAAACTACTATTGATCTTAGTGCTTACCTGACTTCTGCTACTGCTGCTAGTACATACGTTGCCAATAGTGACATTGGCGTAACAGTCCAAGCGTATGATGCCGATACCGCCAAACTTGACGTTGCTCAGACTTACACCGCCCAACAAACCTTTGGTGAGCTGAAGGAAACGGTCTACACCCTTGGAACCACAGGCACTATCGCCTTGGATCCTGCTAATGGATCTATCCAGTCTTCTGTATTGACTGGAGCACCAACGTTCACTGACTCGCTAGAAGCTGGTCAGACCGTTGTGTTGATGCTGGAAGGTGGTGCCACTTACACCGTCACCTGGCCCACTATCACTTGGGTTACTAGTGCCGGTAATGCTGCCCCCACACTGACTGCCAAGGACACGCTTGTGTTGTGGAAGGTCAGCACCACCCTGTATGGCGCTTACGTCGGGAGCTATGTTTAATGCTTAGTAACATTCTTTTGTTGGCTGCGGCGGGGAATGCAGAACCCTATATTTCCCCTGGCCAGCAGGCATACACAACGCCAGGCAGTTATTCTTGGATCGCGCCCGCAGGTGTAACTAAAGTCTGTGTTGTTTGTGTTGGTGCTGGTGGAGGAGGATTTGGCGCCGGAGCCGGAGGGGATTCGTATTTTATAAATACAAGTACGGTTAAGGGAGGCGGCGGCCCAAATAATTCAACTACAGGCGGCAGCTACACCGGAGATGGCGGCGGAAACGGAGGCGCCAAGAGAATTGGGGAGGCTTATGCCAACTCAGGAGGTGGCGCTGGCGGTTATTCAGGAAAAGGCGGTGATTGCGCAACCTATAACCAGGCAGGTGAGGCAGGTCAAGGCGGTGGCGGTGGATCTGGTGGTGTAGGAGCTAATGCACCTGGAGCTTTTGGCGGCGGCGGCGGCGGTGTAGGGATTTTAGGCCAAGGTACAAATGGAGCCGCAGGGACTACAGGCGGTGGCGGTGGCGGTGGTAGTGGTGGCGCAGACGGCACAGCCATTACAGGTACAGATGCTGGTGACGGCGGTCTTTATGGCGGCGGCGGCGGTGCTGGTTATGCGATTGGCGCCGCAGGATGTGGTGGCGGCTTGGGGTGGAAGAATAATATTTCAGTTGTTCCAGGCAATAGCTATACAGTCGTCGTGGGCGCTGCGGGCACTCCGCCATCATCTAGCGCAGGTACTGCTGGTCATGGAGCTGTTCGTATTATTTGGGGGACCGGAAGGGCATTTCCTTCCACAGACACAACCGACATTTAATGGAGGGCATCATGCTTATCAAACTTGAAAATGGCATTCCAACGGGTGGCGCAATTCTTGAGTCTAACTTTAGACAGCTTTTCAAAAACATTTCTTTTCCGACTCCGCTAACTCCAGAGGCTGTTGAGCCTTTTGGATTTGGAATTTACGCATTTCAAAACAAGCCTATCGTTGACAGGTATGAACAGGCTGTTGAAGCGGCGCCTGTAAAAGACGAGGGTGGCACATGGAGGCAACAATGGCAAGTCAAAGAAATGACAGACGAGGAAAAAAGAGAAGTGGATGACAATCAGGGCAAGATTGTACGATTCAGAAGAGACAACTTGCTTTTAAGTTCCGATTGGACTCAACTTGTTGATGCTCCGCTTGATTCCACGCCTTGGGCTACCTATCGCCAAGCACTTCGTGACATCACCGATCAACCTGGCTTCCCACATAATGTGACCTGGCCAGAAGAACCCACTACCTGATACTAATCATGCTTACTATTCTTGGCATTAAAGTGTCCTATGAGGCACTTGCATTCTTTGCACTATTCATTGGTTCTGAACTCATTGGTGCTTCTAAGCTCCGTGAGAACAGCATCGTACAAGTTATCCTTCGTGGTATTGAAGCTATTAAGCCTCACCGTACTGAGGATGACAAGATCCAGCGTATCAAAGATACCTTTAAGTAAGTATCATGGTACTGCTAGACGTAAAGCAGTATTATCTACAAACGGACAGTGCTACTAGGCATGGAGATCGAATGTGCTTCTCATCGACTTGTGCGATGGCAGTCAAATATCTCCTGCCTAAAGCGCTGCTTGGTAGTAATGCTGATGATGATTACTTGAGAACAGTTCTCAGGTACGGTGATACAACTCTATCTACTAGTCAAATCAAAGCTTGTCAGCAGTACGGTGTTTTTGCTTCCTTTTACCAAAATGGTACTAAACAATCGCTGCTCAATGAACTAAAAGCTGGCTATCCCGTAGCTGTTGGCATCCTACATAAAGGTCACGTCTCCAATCCTGTTGGTGGTGGTCATTGGATGCTATTGATTGGTGATGATGGAGAACACGGTATCTTCCACGATCCATACGGTGAGATGGATAACGTCAATGGTGGTTACGTTACTGTTGGTCGTGGTGGTAAAGACGTTAAATACACTTGGCGTAACTGGCTAAAGCGTTGGGAAGTAGAAGGACGTGGTACTGGCTGGTTCATGACCTTCCGTCCTACACAACAAACACAACCGATCACTGCCGTTGAGAACACCTGGGCGGGAGTGAAAGCTGCTGCTCAGATTGCTGGTGCTAAGTATCCAGAGGTTGTTGCAGCTCAATGGGCTCTTGAATCAGGGTATGGGAAACATACATCTGGTAAGAACAACTACTTTGGGTTGAAAGGTTCAGGTACTGAACGTGAAACCAAAGAGTTTATCAATGGTCAATGGATCACGATCAAAGCTGGCTTCATCGACTTCCCCGATCTCCAAACCTGTGTCTCCTATCTCGTAGATCGCTGGTATCGAGACTACAAACAATTTAAAGGCGTCAATCGAGCCACCTCTCGTGATGACTGCGCATACCTTTTGAAGAAGGAAGGCTATGCAACCGACCCATCTTATCCCGAAAAACTTATCCGATTGATGAACGACAATGGCTAGTACTATTTACAATATCACACCTGGTCGGTATTCTAAAGACCTTCCTGTTACTACTAAAGTACATTTTAAAAGTTCTACCGCTTCTACTAATGCAACATCGGTAAAAGCTAGTCCTGGTACTATTTTTAATATTATTGCACATAATACCGATCAAGGTGCTGGTCATAGTCATCATCTTCGGTTTTATAACCTTAATCGGCTCCCTGTAGTCGGTACAGATGTACCTATGATTGTTATTCATCTACCTGCTGGTGAATCAAAAGAAATTAACTTTACTAGTGGTATCACTTTTACTGATGGTATTGCATACTCTATTACTGAAGAGGATGATCTACTAGATGCTACACCCATTGAAGCAGATTCTGTTCAACTTTACATGGGTTATGTCTGATGGTTGAAGCAGGTGTAGCAGCGGGTATTGCTCTTTTTACCGCCATCATCTCTGTACATAACCGTCTTCATAGCAAGATTAGCGATGTTGATAGTCGTGTAGACAAGGTAGAACTTCGTGTAGCTGAACACTACGTACAAAAACAAGAGCTATCTGCTGCTCTTCAAAAGATGGAGGACCACATGATCCGCATCGAAAATAAGCTAGACCAAATCGTATTGAGAAATGGCTAAAAACAAAGCTACTGAGGACATGTTTAATGACCTCCATAATCTTGTCACACAGGAGCTACTTAATCGGATTAAATCCGGTGAAGCTTCTACTGCTGATCTAAAAGCAGCTTGTGATTGGTTGACTAAGAATGAT